GTCTTATTAAACGCCAACAATTATTATCGACCTATCATATTACACAACAATTATCATACAACCAAATACAAGCATTGAAAAATAAATACATACATAATAGCGAATTGGTCGAGTTTATTAATAATTATTCACGTAAATAATATAATAAACAATAAACTTACAGTTCTTTACACCAGTCTTTCCATATTTTATCCATATCATCTTTTGTAATTAGACGATATGGTCTAATTTTATATAACTGGTCAATTCGTTCATCGTATTGGTCAGTTGGACGTTTAATAAATACGGCTTTTGTTCTATATCCATTAATGTCACAACCTTTTTTATTTGAATCTATTTTATTTTCTAAATCAGAAACATAATAATATGCTAATGTTCTTCTATAAACATTTGACGGACATTTAATAATATCGGGTAATCCGTGCCAACTTTGTTCGCTAGTTACAAAAATAATTGCTGAATTTTTTTTTGGATAGGATTTAACAATACATTCGGTCATATCTTTACTCCATAATTGCGTATCGCCATTCCATTCTTTATTCCATTCATCGTTTAAATATAAAATAATATTTAATCTACGTTGTTTATCAGTAATCGGATGTTTCTCATAATCTAAATGCAAATTTAATCGTCCGTATTGCGGGTGTATATGCAGACCACCGCCATGACAATGTGGGTCATACTCAAGAGTGGGTATATTAAACATGTTTTTTAATTTATCAATTATTATCGCATGTGATAAAGCATAAAAAATATTTTGAACCATTGGGTCCATTAACTCAAAATTGTCTAAAGCATATTTAACTTCTATAGGATTTTCATATTTCCACCATTCATCTGTAGGTTTTTTTGGCAACACATCTTGTATTTTATTGTAATATTCATGTTCAATGAAATTATTTATAATAATATGTTCAAATGGAATTGTTTCTATCTTTAAATTATTATTATTTAACCAATCCCCAAAAATACCTATGTTACAGTTATTAATCTTTTCTGCGGTTATCTTTTCCATATAAATAATAATACTATTATTATTTAGAAATCATAATAATATTATTTAGAAATAATATAAATCATAAATAAATTTATAAATCATAAATAAAATTGTAAATCATAAATAAATTTATAAATCATATATGAATGTAGGTGGTGTATCTCCTATTTTCTGTATTATTACACTTGAATTCAAATTTCTCAACACAACTCACTTATCCCTTTTAGAAACTCGATTTTAATAGTCCAGCCCAAGTCTTTCAGCTTCTGATTGCTAATATAATACCGCTGGTCATTGAAGGGACGGTCTTCGACAAACGTTAACCAATTGTCATAATCCTCCGTCCCTTTAATCCGTTTAATTAGTATTTTTGCCACGTCTAAAATACTATATTCCATGCCTTCATCACAGCCGATATTATAAATTTCGCCCACTTTCCCTCGTTCCAATATCTTAATAAAAGCATTTGCCGTGTCTTCGGCGTGGAGAAACGCCCGGACGCAACTGCCGTCGCCTTGAATAGTGACTTTTTCGCCTCGCTGGAGTTGCTCAATAAAACGGGGGATGACTTTCTCGGGGTATTGATTTAAACCATACACGTTATTCCCTCGCGTAATAATAATCGGCATTTTAAAAGAATGGTTATAGGCTTGGGCTAAGAGCTCCGCCCCCGCTTTAGTGGCGGCGTAAGGGTTCGTCGGACACAGGACCGTCTGCTCGGTTTTATGTTGTTCATCCGCTGCTAACATGCTTTCACCGTACACTTCGTCCGTTGACACGTGAATAAACTTTTGTAGGGTGGGGCAATGCAAACGGACAGCTTCCAATAAATTATGGGTGCCGAGTACATTGTCTTGCGTATATTGAATCGCATCCGTGAAAGAGGTTTGGACGTGACTTTGAGCGGCAAAATGAACGACGTGTGTGATTGGAGTTGTTTTAAAAATATAATTTAATAAATCTAAGCTTTGGAGATTGCCGTGAATAAAAGTATACCGTTCTTTATCCGCCCGGATTTTTGGTAAAATATTTTTTTCTTCATTCGCACAATAATAGAGTGCATCGAAATTGATGACTTTAATGCCGTGATATTGCTTAAAGAGTTCATTGATGAAATTTGACCCGATGAAACCGGCTCCGCCCGTGACAAACACAATATTTGATGACACATCAGGGAAATCAGAGAAATAGGTGAGTTTTCTCTCTGTATCAGTATCTCTCTTTTCTCTTTTATAATTCTGCAACAATTCTTTCACTGCTTGCTTAATGGGTCTTACCGACGGGGCAAAAGCTTCTAAACGGCTAGTGTCGAGTAAATTATTCGACCGTTCACTGGCCAGAATCTTCCGCTGTTCTTCTGGGGAAAAGTTCTGCCACGTAAACTCTGGGTCGACATACTCCTTATACATTGCCAGAATTTCGTTATGAGAAATAGTCCCCGGATTGGTTAAATTCATCGTGCCGACTATCTTCTGGTGCATCATGTCAAGCACAATTGGCAAAAGTTCGGGCAAAACCGTCATCGAGTTCGGTATCGAGCAAATCTTTTCATAATGAGTAATTTTCGTAATGAAATTTCTACCGTGGTCTTCGCCTACAATAGGCATGCGGATGCGCAAGTTTAATACATGTTTATCAAATTGATGCATTAAGCGGTCTGTAAACCCTTTCACCGTAGAATAACCTGAACCGAAGAAGTTGGGCAAATCCTGTTCGTGAAAACCGGTATCTGTACTCGCTCCTGTTTCTGCACGATAACTAAATATACACCCCGTTCCTAAATAAGTATAATGAATACTTCGTTCCTTACAAGCGATGGCGAGCGAAACTGGGGCATATAAATTATCACAAACATTCTCTCGTAATTTACCCGGTTGTTCTAAATAATCAATAGTAGTAAAGGCTTTGTCATCAATCGTGCCGTGTGTCCGCCCAATAAAAGAAATAACATGGGTGGGTCTATAGATGATTAATTCTTGTAAAACGTCATCAATATTATCTACCCGTGCATCACCTAGCACATATTCGTAATCACTTACACCATAATCATAATCGCAGCTTTGTTTAGTTTTCTCTTTTAAAATAGAAATAAATTGCCGTCCAATCCACCCTTTATACCCATACACTAAGATTTTCATTATAGTTATAACAAAGGATTTTTTATGATGAATTAAACTAATCTGAATTAAACTAATATGAATTAAACTAATATGAATTAAACTAATATGAATTAAACTAATATGAATTATTTTTTTAATAACAATTTTATTTTATGCGGTTTTGTTCTATTACTATTAACAATTATTTTTTTCCCATGCATGCTCATTTTAATAATAGACGGTTTTTTCGGCTGGAAGTTGGTCTGATAAGCTTGTTTATTCGTTAAGTTTCGATATGTATTTGGACTAATAACATTGCCGTATAAACCACCATAACCGGTACAAGTTTTATAAGCACAAAAGGCTTTATTCTTTATAATACAGAGCCACAATTCCGGTGCCACATAAAAACTCTCTATTTTATTTGGTAACTGTTTGATATGGTTTGCTGTAGCCCACCAAAAGTTACCTGAATAATGATTATCTTCTAAAAACTCACAGCCATAAGTACTAAACGTTTTAAGCATTTCATTTGCATATCTCCAACGACCAATATTCCAGTGTAACATTAAATTTATCCAGCTAATTACATTCGCTTCTGTATGCTTTCCAAAATGTCTAAGTCCTTTGGTATGCAAATAATAATAGAAGGTATTCGGCGGGTCAGTAAAAGCGTGTGCTCGCATATGCAACAATGTCGGACGCTCATATTGTGACGAATTGCCTAAATATATAACTTCATATTTACTGTCTTGTAATATATCATTATTGATAATATGTCCGACCTCATTTACTACGCCTATACGAATAACCTGGGTATTATTGTATAACTGGCTTAGTCGTATAGCATTTATTAACATATTGAACGAACGTTTCCATTCGCCCTGTTGACATACGTGAATATAACCGATGATGGGCATATATACAACCTTTAGAAAACAACCTTTACACTTTTTCAAAAAAAGTGTAGCAAAAACACACTTTTTAAAGGTTGAGCCAAAACACACAACCTTTTTTAAAAGGTTGAACCAAAACACACAACCTTTACACTTTTTAGAAAAAAGTGTATTTTTGCTACACTTTTCCTAAAAGTGTTTTCTAAAGGTTCTATATAATGGTAAAATCCCTTTTAGTACCAGACGTGGTATATATCGAAAATAATTCCCTTTTACCTGAAGATAAAAATCAAGAGGTATCTACCTACGACATAACGCTTTATGACGTAGACGAAGTCATCGCTTTAGGTCAACCCGTTTACACTTTTATTGACCGAAATTTAGTATATTATCCGATTTATTTAGTGAAAAATGATAAAGTGACTAAACAAATTGGATTATATGAAGTGTTGGGCGATAATATAGTCAATGTCTTAGATAAAGATGGTGATGTTGATTTGACTAAGCTAGGTCATCCGCTCTTGTATGCTGTGCCCGCCAGCACTGAAAAAAAAGAACTAGCCGTCCCTGAAGGCGAACCACCCTCGGCCCTTACCGAACTTTTACCCGAGCAAACCCCGGCGGAAGCTGAGCAAGAAAGTGCCGCTTATATCGAGGATAAAAAAAACCATTGGTTGCAAAGTTATTTTCAGAATAATAACTACAAGATGATTGACAATGAAGGCAAGGGCGATTGTCTCTTTGCCGTCATTCGCGATGCTTTAGCAAAAGTGGGAGTGTATAAAAGTGTCGATGAAATGCGCCAGATTTTAGCTGAGAATGTCACCGAGGATATTTATCAAGGTTATAAAATTGTATTTCAAGATGCTTTTAATACTGACACACAACTAGAGACAGAAATTAAAGTGTTAGTCTCACGGCACAAGGACTTGAAAAAACAGATGGACGTCTTGAAGGACCGCAACGCCAAACAGGCCGTCATTCTCCAAGCGGACGAAATCAAGCAACGGTTGGATTTAGTCAAGAGAGAACGGGCTTATACTAAAAGCGTGGTCGAAGGGGAATTAAAAATGATGAAAAACATTCATAATTTGACACAATTTAAGGCTTTGCTTAAAACATGTAAGTTTTGGGGGGATACGTGGGCGATTTCAACATTAGAACGTGTGTTAAATATTAAAATCATTTTATTTTCAGAAGAAAATTATAAAGCAGGAGATATAGATAATGTCTTAACCTGTGGACAATTAAATGACACGGTCTTGGAAGAAAAAGGTGTGTTTGAACCCGATTATTATGTTCTCGCGATTTACCAAGGTTACCATTATCAGCTCATTAGTTATAAGGAACGCGGGGCCTTAAAATTCTCAGAATTGCCATATGAGGTAAAGTTGAAAGTCGTAGATAAATGTTTAGAGCGGTTGGCGGGTCCGTACTATATCATACCGGATTTTCGAAGATTTATGGAAGGATTGAAAGGGATTGCTCCTGTGTCGGCTAGTGCTACTGCTGTGCCTGTGTCGGCTAGTGCTGTGCCTGTGTCGGCTAGTGCTAGTGCTGTGCCTGCTGTGCCTGCTGTGCCTGTGCCGGCTAGTGCTAGTGCTATTGCTGTGCCTGTGCCTGCTCTGCTTGTGCCTTTAGAAGAGATGCAGTCAGATTTATATAACAATTCTACCGTATTTCAATTTTATAGTAGTTCAGTTGATAAACCCCCAGGCAAAGGGTCGGGTGAGAGTATTCCAAAAAACGAGATTGGTGAATTCAAAGAATTATCCCAAATGCCCGACTGGCGAAAGAAATTATCGAATTTTTGGCTAGAGCCTTTCACCTTAGACGGACATAAATGGAATTCGGTAGAACATTATTATCAAGGTGCCAAATATAAACGTAATAATAATGCGTTTTATTTACAATTTTCTGCTGAAGCAGGCACCGAGCTATCCAAAAATCCCGCCATGGCCAAGGAGGCCGGAGGGAAATCGGGGAAATATAACAAAGTACAAATTCGTCCAGCAAATATAAAAGTTGACCCTGATTTCTTTACGGGTAGAGATTCTAAAGAAATGGAAGCCGCTCAATATGCCAAATTCTCCCAGACTCCAGAGTTGAAAAAACTACTACTTTCTACAAAGAAAGCCAAACTGCTACATTTTTCGCGGGGCTCCCCCCCAATTGTGTTTACGGAATTAATGCGGGTGAGAGAAAAACTAGCATTAAGCAAGTAATAGCATTAAGCAAGTAATAACATTAAGCAAGTAATAACATTAAGCAAGTAAATTGAATAGAAAAGAAAAGAAAAGAACAGAAAAGAAAATAAAAATAAAAATATTATTATAATCTATAAATGTCAGCAAAACTTGTAACTATCTCGTGTTTAACAGGGTTCTTCGGTGATGCAAGCTTGCAATTTATGACAAAAACATTGGGCCTGGGTGGTCCTACGGGCTGGGGGTTGAAACCGTATTTTGCCTTGCACGGCACTGGTGAGGCATTGTGTGTGGCGGCCGGCATGATGAGTATGTTTTATATTATTTATCTCTACTTGCTTAAACTCCCCCCTGTGTGGTACTATCTAGCTCTTTACGGGATTGTCTTAGATTTGCTTTTTCGCCTGTTTCGTCTATTCACGAGTTTAGATGGGTATTACAAGTCCTTGAATTACTTTTGGTCGGCTTTCTGGGGAGCAGTGCCGATGGTTTTGCCGTTAGTTATAGCAAGATACTTTCACACTTTTTAAGACACTTTTTAAGACACTTTTTAAGACACTTTTTAAGAAAAAGTGTAGCAAAAAATACACTTTTTAAGAAAAAGTGTAGCAAAAAACACTTTGAAAAAGGTGCAAATTTAATAATAAAACAAGTAAGCAAAAGGTGTGTTTTTGCTACACTTTTTCTTAAAAAGTGTCGTTTTGGTCTAAACCTTTTTCAAAAGGTTTGTTTTTGCTACACTTTTTCTTAAAAAGTGTGTTTTGGTCTAAACCTTTTTCAAAAGGTTTGGTTTTGCTACACTTTTTTCAAAAGTGAGTTTTGGTCTAAACCTTTTTCAAAAGGTTTGTTTTTGCTATACTTTTTTCAAAAGTGTCGTTTTGCTACACTTTTTTCAAAAGTGTATATATGAACTTCTCTACCTTCGCCAATCCCTTTATTTCTCTTATAAAAACAAATAAAAATTTATCAACAGAGAGAAACTATGAATTAATTATACTTTCTCTCTATGAAGACCTTTTAGAAGGAGATAAACAAGTAAAAATCCTGTCTAAAGACAAAGAATCTGTATTAGATATCCATTTAACAAATAATTCAAAATTCTTTCCCAAGGCTATTCGAACTTATATTAAAAATACTCCTGTTTCTCTCTATGAATTCAATAGTCAAGTCAAAGGAAGAGCGATAATACTAAAGTTCTATCTCTTTAACG